GACCATCGGCGGGGTGACCTATCGATTGGAGCAATGCACTTCGAGTACCACGCTCTCGGGCGACATTCTGATCCGCGTCAGCAATGCCACGGTCACGCCGCCGAACACTGACGCGTGCTTTACGTTCGTCAGACTCACGGGAGACTTCGTTGGGGCTAACGACACCCCCAAGGTCTTCCTGCGCTCCGCCAACTACGTCACCAACACCGGCACCACGCCGAACGGCAGGCCGATGCGACTGTGGCAGATCAATGTGGCGGGTTCGGAAATGGTCAACGGGAACAATTACGGGTTTGAACTTGGCTAACTAGAGAGGAATCCTTATGCAAAACGGTCACGATCACGCGCGCGCGGCCGGCGCGCCAATGCAGATGCAGGTAAACCCGCAGCAGGCGGCGCAGTTCGCGTTGACGTTCCTGGCGCGGGCCGACATGAAGCCCGCCGAACGCGACGCCTACGCGGTCGCGGAAGGCTTGCTCAACGCGATTCTTTCCGGGCAAGTAGTGCTCGCCCCGCCGGCCCCGCCCGCCGTCGCGTCCGAGGCTCCCGGGCCCGAAAGCGCTGCGCCGGCTCAGTGATCGGAACGGATCGCGTGCAGTGACGGCGGGGCCGCTGGCCATTCGGCCCGTGCCGCGATGTCGCCGAGCGCCAGAGCCGCGCGCTCGTCGCGAACCTGCGGCAGCGCGGCGATGGCGCGGCGGCGGATCATTTCGAGACGCAGCCTGCCGGCGCGGGCCTCGGCTCGCGCCGCGCGTAGCTCGATCAGCAAGCGATCCACGGACGCACGCACGGCCCGCGCTTCGGCCGCTGCGGCGTCCGCGCGCGCGCGCTGCGCGATCTCTCGCCCGTTGTCGTTCGTGATGTTCACTGCAGTTCGGGACATGGGTCCGCCTGTGCCAAAAAAAACCCGCGCCTTTCGACGCGGGTGGATAGTAGGACAGATTGTCCTATTTTCGCCAGTCAGCCCATTCCGCCGACCGCATTAGGCGCCCTACGGGCGGTTTTCAGCGGCAGGCCCTTGCGTGGATGCCACCCCTGTTTCGGCGGGCAGCGCGAGCGGGGCTGTGGCGTCGCGCAGTAGTTTCCACTCCGCGAACGTCACCTTGCACCCGACGCGCTCGGGCACGCGCGCCCCGGCGACGTTTTTTTCCAGCGTCTTGTGGCACCACTCGACCCGCACCGCGCCGCCCGTCGACTGGGACAGCCGCATGACGCGACGCTTAAACCAAACGTGGCCGTTGCTGGCCGTCATGGTCTCGCGGATGTGCCCGACGATTAACCCATCATCGCTGTGCGCGACGCCGAACGGCGTGCGCGCTTCGATCTCTCCGGCGATCTCGCGGACAATCTCCGAATCCTGCTCGACGAGAAACGCGCGCAGGCGCCGCTGCGCCTCGGCGAGCGTCACGCCCGCCGGCATTTCCGTCACCAGCACGCCGCGCGCGGCTTTGTAGTCGCGTTGCAGGGATACGTCGGTCTCTCCCGCGTTCGCGCAGTTCATGAAAATCACCGCGACCAGCGCGGCGAAAAGTTTTTGAGTCGTCATAGTCCTGTCTCCTGAGGTAGATAGAAAAGTCATTTGCCGTTGCTGCGGCGTTTCACTTCGCGTTCCACGCGACGCAGCGTTTTCATGGTCCGTCGATAGGCCGCCGAAGTTGGCGCGAGGGTCTGCAGTTCAAGGGTTGCCTCGCCCGCCATGCGCTGCAGCGCACGGGTGGGGATATCGCGGAAATGATTCGCGGGAATCGCCTCCGCTTCCACGGCGCGCGTCACACATTCCACCGCGAATTGCACCGGGTAGGCGAACCCTGACTCTCCGGTGACGTAGCGGCGAAACGTGCGGGCGTCCACGCCGATGCGTTCGGCCATTTCCGCCTGGGCGAGCTGCGCGCGTTCGACCAGCGCGCGCAGGTAGGCGGGATCATTCTTGAACTGCGCGGGGTTAGGCGTGCTCACGACTGCACCGCCTGCGCCTTTTCCAGTCGCTTGAGCGCCGCGCGAATCTTGCGCATTGCCGTCCGCGCGCGCTTCTCTCGCGTCTGCCAGCGCGCGAGCCGTGCCGTCAGATTCGCGCGGCGTGCCTCGCGCTTCTCCGATAGCGTGAGACTGGCGGGCTCGGCGGGCTTGAGTCTCCCGCCGAGCCACCCCTGCGCGAGCACATACGCCGCCATTTCGCGTTCAAGCCGCGCGTGGGAGGGATGATGCGGGGTCAATTTCGGGTGCCGATGGCGGAACACGGCATGCGAAACGTCATGCACCAATCGCTCCCAGCCCCTGTGCAGCGTGATATCGCCGCGACGCGACGCCCAGCAGCGGCGCGCCTTGGTCGGCATCTTCGCCGGCACGAGCTGATGCGGGGCGCCATGCTTCACGGCGCCGAAGTGGCGCGTAAGTCGCCGCGCCGCGCGCAGCGCTTCGACCATCGAGAGCGGCGGGCGCGAAACGCCCGCCCATATCTCGCCCACGGACTGATAGTTGCCTGTGTGCGCGTCCGCCATGATCAGTCCTCCCCCGGCAGCATGATCGTGAGCACGGGCTCGCCCGCGTCGCCCGGCCCCACGTGCAGGCACAGTTCCGTTTTCACGGGCTTGCGGGCGCGCCCCTCGGGGGGCGTGCGCATCACATGGAACACCAGACGCACGTTAGAGCCTTGCCGCCCGTCTCGGGCTGCGGCGCGCATGCGATAGAAGGCCATGTTAACCACGTCACTGAGCCGTCCTCCCTCGTCCTGGCCCGTGCCCTTGGTCTTGTTGTGCGCGTCGGTCCACGCGATGCAATCCGACCACGCCGCCGCCGTCATGGCGACGGGCCAGCGGAAGCCCGCTTCACGCGCGCGCTCCGTGACATCGATCAGAAAGCCGTCCGCGATTCCCTGCGCGCGGGTGTAGACCGAAATCGGCTCGCCGAAAAACTCGGTGGCGTCGTTCATGACTTCACCGCCTTGCCGGCGAGAATTGCGCGCATGCGGATCGTCATCGGCAGTAGCTGTCTCTCCATGCCGCGCAAGTGCGCGACCGATTCCAGGGCAAAGCATGCCGAGGGGATCAGAATGGCCAGCTCGTCAGCGTGCGCGTGGATGTGTTCGATCATCGCGCGCAACTTTTCCGCCATCGCCGCATCCTCGCCCGCCTGCGACCCGACCCGCGCCAGCAGCGTCTTGGCGTCGTCATTCAGCGTGCCGCCGCGCGCGATGATGCGCGCGCAGCGTTCGCGAATTTCCACCGCGTGGGGCGCCAAGTCGCCGCCCTCCTGATGCACGTTGAAAATGCGGGCGATCTCCCAGCATTCATCGCACAGTCCGATGGTGTCGGCGCCGCCGTAAGGCGTGCGATGTCCGCAGGCCGTGCATACGTACACGCCGCGCCCGCCACGTTTCGCGCGACTCATGAGCGCACCTTGACGATGCGCCGCTGTTCGGCGCTCCACGCGCCCAGCAACTTGTCGGCGATCTCAGCATCGGTCAGCGCGTCCAGGTCCACCGAGCACGTGCCACCCGCGCGCAGAATCAAAACGCACTTGTCACTGCCGCCCGTGGCGAAGTTGCGCCCGCGAAAATCGCGGTGGGTGTGACGCCAAATAATTTTCAGCGCCTCCTTGCGCGTCATCGTCGCGGCGGGATTCGCCACCGCGAATGACGCCGCCTGGGCGGGTTCGGCTTCGATGATCTCGGGCACGTCGACTGTCAGCAGTTCGACCGTATAGCCTCGAATTCGCCACTCCGTGCGCGTGCGCTCCGCGCGCGCCTCATCCTCGCCGTTGTAAACGGTTGATCCGTTCGCAGTCACTTCGTAAAGGGTTCGCATTTGTCCTGTCTCCGTTGAGTGTCGGAAAGGATTTCCGACAGACAGCTATTTTAGGACAAATTGTCCTATGACCCGTGACTGAAAGCCATGGTCCCTCAGTGAGTTAGGCGCGCGAAAATGCGAAAAATGCAGGGTTTTCGAGGGGTGTGACGCTCGTCACATCGGGGGCGGGCTTGAGACGTTGCTAGGCATCGCGCGCGGCTGACGTTTGCGCGCGCGTTTCGGACCCATCTCTAGCAAGGCACGAATCTGTCTGGCTGTCCAAAAATTGGTGTGCCCAACTTTGTGAGGCGCGGGCAACTGACCGGAAGCGATGCCGCGATACCAGTGCGAGCGCGACATGGGCACGTATTGCAATACCTCGGCGAGTGTCAGCCAAGTGATCCCGGGTAGATCGGGCGGGAAGGATCGAACCTGCAGCGACACGCGCGAACGCGGCGCACGCTTGGGGGAAGTCTTGGCGGGTGTCATGGCGGCCATCTCCGTGTCAGGCGGTGCCAGTGGGACGCTGGTTGTACCCGCCAATCCCAGAAAAGGAAAGGGGGCGCACATGCGCCCCCTATCTATCTCAATACGTATTGCTCTTGAGCGTTACCCATTCATGTGTGCGGGGTGACGATTGACCTGCGCGGTGGCGAATGCCGCCGCCATGTCCACGCGCGAGGCCGGCAACTGCGCCGCGTTTCCAGCCGCGAGCACCGCGTCAATCTCATCCGCCCACCACTGCATCAGGCGCGCGCGTTCCGCCAAGAGCAGCCCACGGTGGGAGCCGTCTTTATCGCGCGTGTAGTGCGCGCGCACGCCCTCGGTTAGCTTGTGATCCTGCTGGAATTCAAGCGCGTGCTCCTCGGCGCGCGTGACGATATAGCGCGTGTATGCCGTGGTGGCGAACAGCGCGCGGAACCCGTGCACGGTGATGGCGCCGCGTTCGGCTGTCGTGCCGTCCCAGCCCAGCGCGCGCAGCCGCTGCAGCCACGTCCCCTCGCTGATCGGGTGGCACTCAGTGTGCCCGCGACCCATGAACCCGGGGAAAAGTAGCGGCGTCTGGCCCGTCACGGACTGCAGTTCGCGCAGTAGCTTGACGACGGTCGACGCCAGCGGCACGCGATACGGGGCATATGCCTTGCCGCGCATGTCCGCGCGCTTCTCGGTCGTGCGTTGCTTCGTGCCCTCGGTGAACGCTGGCACGATCATCGTGGCGCCGTGCGGGCCTTCCCACTGAATCCAGTCCCAGCGCGCGGTGCGCAGAATCGACGGGCGGACGGTGAGATACGGCAGCATTTGCAGCGCGAGCTGGGTGGCGCGTTCGCCCTGACGAACTGCGCGCATGCTCGACACGTCCGCGAAGTACAGCGGCAACTGATCGAGCTGCAGCGCTTCCCAGTGCTGCGAATCGCGCGGCGTCAGTTTCTCCACCACGCGATGCGCGGGATTCTCGCCACGGTGATGACCCTCGGCGCGCGCGTATTCGTAAAGTTTTTCCAGCGCGTGGGCGATCTCGCGGGCGAATGATGGGCTCCGCGTGATCTCAAGGCCCCGGCAGAATTTCAGGACCGCCGGCATATCGAGCGCGTTCAACTTCTCGCGCATCAGCGGGCGCAAGTCATCGCTGGTCAGGATGCTGTGCGTCCGCGCGCCGTAGGCAGGGCCGACGCGCTGCGCGAACACGGGGAACCAGAGCAGGAATTCCGCGCCCAGCGTCGCCGAATTCTCGGCGCGGCGTTTCAGTTGCGCCTTGCGAATGCACTGGCCTTGGGCGAGCTGTGACTGCGCGACCTCGAATGCCGCCCACGCCTGCGCCAGCGTCAACTTGCCGAACTTGCCCAGGGTGTGCGTCTTGGCGACGCCTGCGGCGTTGCGGTAGTTGAATCGAAACGACTTGGCCCCCGTGGGCGACACGAACACGAACAGACCCCGCCCGAGAAAGTTGCGCCATGGCTTGTGGCGCGTCTCAAGGGCGCGGATGTCCTGATCGGTCAGGCAGGGAACGGACTTGCGAACACTTGCGGATGTCATTGTCGAAATCTCCTCGGTATGGGTATCGGGGCTCCGGGAATTCCTACTTTTCGTGGGATTCCCAGAGTACGAAACAGCTACGCGGGGGACCAACTGACACTCAAGACTGACGTAAGTCACTGAGGGCGTTACAATCAACCGCGTGGCTGATCGAACGCATAGGATGACGATTGCTTATGGGGATTGCAATCATTTGTCCGGGTAGTGTAGACGGATCAACTGGTTAGCCGACCCTCAGTAGGAATCCCCACGCCCCCCGATTCCTATTCTTATGAGACTCACTGAGACGCGCTGAGATTCAGCAAGACTCAGGGACACATTATATATGGCGCAGGCGTCGGCTGGCAGTTACGATCCGACCCGCCCCCCCAGCATCGCCCGCGTGCTGCGCACTGCGGGAAGCGTCGGGGGTGCGCGTCAAACGATCTCAGAACGCACGTGGGCGACGATGCCCGCCACCCCCGACTTCCGCGCTGGGGTCGTTCTGACGCGCCCTAAAACGCGAGGGACTGCCATTGACGCCCGAGAACTGCGAACACTGCGGCGAGCCCGTCCTGCCGGCCGAACGCGCCGACAATTCCCAGCCGTTCCACCACGAATGCATGTTCCGCGTGCTGATGGGATCGGTCGCGCACGTGCTGCGCCGCTGCTCGTGTTTCGTCCCGGGCTCCGAAGAATCGGACCCGCCCTTCATGAGCAAACGCAACGCGGCACGCGCCGCGATCCAGACCCAGCGGCTGGTGGATGCGCTGCTCGATCACAACGCGGCAAACCGTGAGGAACCCACATGCCCGAAGTCCCATTGACGACCGACGAGGCGCGGCGCCACCGCGAATTCTGCGAAGCGGCGATCCTGCGCCAGTTGCACGAGCTGCAGAAAATCACCGGGCTCGACATCGCCCGCGTGGAAGTGCTGGTGATCGTGGAAGCCGAATTGCACGAGGAACCGAAGCGCGTGCCGTTCTCCGTGCGCATCGATCTCGCCGTATGACCAGCCCGAAGCGTGACCCACGGCGGCGCCCGACACATCCGGGCGAGATTCTGCGCGAGGACATGCTGCCCGCGCTCGGGTGGACGCAAGAACAATTCGCCGCACGTCTCGGGGTTACGCGCGTCACCGTCGCGCGGCTGCTGCTGGAACACGCGGCGATGAGCCCGACGATGGCACTGCGGCTGAATCGGTTGCTGGGCACGCCCGCCGAAGTGTGGATGGCAATGCAATCCGAGTGCGACATGTGGGACGCACGCCAGAGCGCCGCGACGTTGAACGCCATTCGTCCGCTGACGGCGCGCGAGCGCGGGCGCCTCCGAAAGTGAACACCAGGGATTGTATTGCGCGTCGGCGCGCCGCGCCTGTGGATATCTTGCGGGCGTCCCGTGAGCTGTTTAACGCAACCAGAATTTGCAGTCTTGTTAGGCGTACTCTCTAGCTCTTACGCGCGCGGAGAAAAAGGTTCCCGCGCGCGCGCGCCCGGAGTCTCAGGGAATACTCCGTAGATACCTCTCACGTATGTAAATACCTGTAGTAGCGGACGCACTTTCGGTGGACAACCGCGAAACGTGCGGCGATGCACACACAAGATATGGGGGTAGATAGCATGCAGCAGCCCGCACTGATGACGCTCGACGAGGCGCGCAAGAAGTTTCCGCCGATATGGACGATCTACGAGAACCCACGCGACTACCCGGGCAAGTGGGTCGTGCGAATGTGGTGGGGTGAAAACCCGGAGCCCGATGCGGGCGTATGCGATTCGCTGGAGCTGGCGCGCGAGCTGATCCAGCGCGCGGGCGGATGTTTCTGCCTCAATCGCAGCCCGGCCGACGATCCGGCCATCGCCGAGAGCTGGATTTAGCGGAGCCTATCTCTGTCACGTGCCGGCATTTCATGACATCGGCTACACTCCCGGGGCCGCAGTCGGGGTGGTGAAGGTTTCGTGACACTTGTCCTGTCTCCGAGTGCCGACACTGCCCCGGCTGCTGCTCATCCACGCCTTAAGGCTTCTCCCGATTGTTAGCTAGCTAGTCCTGTGCACCCACGACAGTCATCGACTTTGACGGTTAAACAATCACTCCTAACTGCTTGAGTATCGCCGTAAAGTCTTTACGGCACGTTCATTCACCTGTAAGAATCCTCCCGCTCTGGGTGGCTACTCGCTTGCTTCGCCACCCTTTGAGACAAGGACAAGGGGAAGTCTCGCGTGCCATTTTCCGAGCGGATGCTCGCGCAGCTACGCGCCAAGGGCGATAAACGACTCCTGACCACCGCCGAGGTGCGGTCGCTCACCGGAATTTCGCGCCAAAAGTGGCAGCGATTCGGGCGCAACCCAGACTTTCCCGTGCGTCGTCATGTCGGCCGGCAGTGGTGCGTCAACGCCCACGAGCTGGCGCAGTTCCTTGAAAATCTGAACTCCATTCACCGGGCCATGACGATCAGCGAAATTGCCATCTTCGCGCGCATGACTACCTACACGCTCAACGATCTCATCGCCAACGGCGGCTTTCCCAAGCCCATTGGCATGCTCAACGGTCGACAGCGATACGCGCGCGCCGACATCGAGGCGTGGCAGACCGAACGACTTGGCGGGCTCGCGCCACCGGATAGCGGCGGGCCCAAGAAGGCCAAAAAAAAAAATGACGCGGGGTAACCCGCACGGGGAACGACATGGCGAAGCGACACCGAGCGCCGAGGCGGCGTAAAACCCAGGTCCTGCGACTGAATCTGCCGCGCGACGTGTGGAAGATCATCACTGCGGCGGCGAGTCTGGCGATGATGAAACCCGAGCAGATGGCGGGAGCGATCCTCGCGCTGGGTCTCGTCAAAGAACGCCTCCCCATAGCGCCGAAGGAGCGCTCATGACGCCCGGCGACGAACTGCGCCTCGCGCGAGCCAAAGCGCGCTGCGAACAGGCCGGCAAGTTGCTGCGCCGTTCAATGCACTTCGCCGCCGCGTCCGCCGTGTTCGGCCTCACGGCCGGCGCGCTGATGGTCTGGCGCCGTGACATCGAGGGCGCGTGGCTGCTGATCGGCGGCGCGTTCTGGTTGAACTTCGCGAGCGCGCGCTACAGCCGCCGCGCGCGGGAGCTGCTGTGACTCGCCAGTGTCTGCGGCCGGAACTCGCCGCCATCGTGCCGCCGCGCATGTGCCAGCGGCCCGTCGACCATCGCGGCTACACGGTGCCGTGGTTCGTCGAATGGATCGACGGCAAGCCCGACTTCCGCGTGATGGACCGCCGCAAATTTTTCCTCGCGCTCAAGAATCGGCTTTGCTGGCTGTGCGGCGAAAAACTCGGCGTGTTCATGACGTTTTGCATCGGGCCGATGTGCGTGGTGAATCGGATCACCAGCGAGCCGCCGTGCCACCTGGAATGCGCCGAGTACGCCGCGAAGGGCTGCCCGTTTCTCACGATCCCCACCGCGAAGTACCGCACGCCGAATCTGCCGGAAGGCTGGTCTGAAACGCCGGGCATGCTGCAACACAACCCCACTGCCTGCGCGCTCTACACCACGCGGAAATACACCGCGCAGCGCGTGCACGATGGCGAAAATGAGGGCGTGCTGCTCCAGCTCGGCGAACCCGAGACGATCACCTTTTGGCACCGGGGACGCCTCGCGACGCGCGAGGAAACTCTCGCCGCGATGAACGTCGGGCTTCCGCACTTGCGGGCCGCTGCTGAATCGGACGGGCCGGACGCCGTGGAGCTGCTGGAAAAACGACTGCAGTACGCGCAGCGCTATCTGCCGGCGGAAGTGCCGGCATGAATCCCGTGGCCGTCAATCCTACGCTCGCGCACCTGCTGGAAGTGCAAGCCGCGCTGCTCGACGCCTATCTATCGCAGAACCTCGGCAAGCGCTTCGCGTATGTCATCTACGTGGTGCCGACCGATCTCTCCGGGCCCGTGGCCGGCGTCAGCAACTGCCACGCCCCCCTCGTTGAAGAAGGCGCGGACTTCGCCGTGCGCCAGCTCGCGCAACTGACGCCGGGCGCCGTGATCGAGGTCGACGCCACGCCGCGCACCGTGCAAGGACTGCCCCGTGCCTGATATCCCCACTGACGCTGACGCTGACGCCATCCTGCGGCGCGCCATCGATCTCGCGGCGCGCATCAAGCCGCTCATGACCGGTCAAGGCCCGGACGTGCAAGGCGCCGTGCTGGTCGAATTGGTCGCGCGACACTTGGCCGGCCATGCGAAGCGCGAGCGGAGCTATCTGCTGGCACTGCATATCAAATCGGTGCGGGACATGATTCCCGTCGTCGAGGAGGAACTATTCGGCACGGCCGGCCACCCGGGAAATCGCAATGACTCCTAACATCGTCTCCGACGCCGAGGAAGGCGCCGTCCGCCGCGTCATGACCGCCACGGCGAAAGTCTTGCAGCGCGAGCTGCGCGAGATTAGTGAGGGAGACCGCGTGGTGCTGCTGATCACGCTGCCACCTGGGCGGCAGGGTCGCGTGCACGCACTCGGCGACTTCTCGGACGCCTACGAGCTGCGCAACTTCCTCGAATACGTGCTCAAGAACATGGACGGTGAAAAAACCGTGTGGACGCCATGAGACGAGACCGCGAAGCCCAAGAGCCCGAGACGCGCGTCGGCATTTGCTGGGGCTGCCAGTCTGACGCCATGGCGCTGTTCAAGGTGCCATCTATCTACCGCTACCGCTGCGCCGATTGCTTCGAGCGGGAGACCGGCTTCCGTCACCACCTCTCACCGCCGCGCGAACATCCGCGCATTGTGTTGCCATGAGCACGTATTCCACCAGCAAGTACAAGATTGCGCGCAACGATTACGTCTGCCTCGATTGCAATGCCGCGATCCCGAGCGGGACGGAGCATCTAGCTTTCCAAATCGGCCAGCGGCACACCTCGCGCATCTGCCTCGGTTGCAGCGTGAAGCGCGGCGCGAGCGGCGCGCCACTGTGGTACTGCGCGGCGACTCTCGCACGCTGCGGCGTCAGCCCATGAGCCGCGCGCGGGTGTACGCGGAACGCACCGACGTTCCCGTAGATCGTTCCAAGGCAGAGATTGAGCGATTGCTGCAGCGGGCGGGCGCCACGCAATTCGCCACGCTGATGAGCCCGGTGGGTGCTGCCATCGCGTTCACTATCGGGGGACGTAACTACCGCTTCCACGTAACGATGCCGGAGGAACGCGCGCAAGCGGCGGCGGATCAGAAACGACGGCAACGCTGGCGCGCGCTGTCGCTGGTGATCAAGGCGAAACTGGAAGCGGGCCGCAGCGGCATCACCACGCTTGAAACTGAATTGCTGCCCTATGCCGTGCTGCCCGGCGGGCGCACGGTCGCGGACGAAGCGCTGCCCGCCTTGAAGCGGGCTTACGAATCCGGCCGCGACGTGCCGTTACTTCCCGGAGTCTAACGATGCTCCGGGTGAATCATCGCCACCAAAGCGAGCGCGCGGTCCACTGGCAACGTGCCCGTGATGTTCACGGTCATGAAACGCGGATCGCCCGCGAAGGATTCGAGCTTCACGAGCGCGGGAGTGGCCCCTTCCGGCAATGGAAGGGGCGGCGGCGGTACTTCTGTCACCCTAACTACCCCCGTAGCCTTCTTCTTAGGCTTCTTTGCGACCGCCGCCGCCCCATGATCGTGCCCGTTGCCGGTCTTAGCGTGCGCCTTTTTCTGCTTCGCAGTCATGCGCAGCAGCGGCATCGCCTGCAGTTCGCCCTTGGGCTTGAGCAAATCCGCCGTGCTGATCTTGAAATACCCGGCGAGTCCATTCGCCGCGCCGGCGGTCGGGAAACTTTTCCCGAACACCCAGTTGCGCGCCGCCGCCGGCATGCGCGGGACAACATGCCCGTTTTTCCGCCGCACTTCGCCGTGCGCGAGGATCGCCAAATCCTTGTGATTCATGCCGCGCGCCAGCAGTTCTTCCGTAAGGCGCGCGCGAAACTTGAGTTTCGTGGCCTCGTCGACCGCGCGTGGATTCGGCCACTCGAAATCACCCGGCGCCTTCTTTGGTCGCGGGACCCGTTCGCCCATCAGGAAACCAGTCCTGATCACTTCGCCATTCGCCATGTCAATCTACTCCCGCCCGTGTCTCGGGCTATCAGTGTCGCAAAACCTTTTCCGTGGACCCCGCACGCTTACGAGCCGCGCTCACGCGCTCGCGCGCGTCGCTCAACATTTCGCGGATGCGCGGCGATAGATAGTCAAAGCGGCTATCCCAGAAGTGGAGCTTTTCGCGACGCGTCTTTATCGCTTCGAGTCCCTGCGACTTCCAGTAGTAGCTGGCACTGCGGCACTTGTCGCAGATGGGCAGCCCGCCCTTGCTGCCGCGTCCCTCTGGAATTTCCTCTCCGCATTCGGCCACGTCGCACACATGCTTTGCCATGTCATATCTCTCCTTGAGACTGTCTGAGACGAACTGAGACTACCTAACTTCGGAAGATACCCCCAACCAACTGAGAGTCAAGCAATTCGTGCCCTAGCTAGGCAAATGGATAAACGTAGTTTGGTGATCGCCTACACGCCCCTAAGGACCGCAGGGGTCGGAGCATTCCTTTGCGCTTTAATGACGCACAACTTCGGGAATTCGTCGCGCGCGGTGCCATCGCGCAGGCGGACGTAAACGCCATCGCGTCTAACAAGAAAAAGCGCGCGCACCCCGAGGACGACATCCAGCGGGCGTGCTGTCAGTTCTGGGAGCTGTGCTATCCCGCGACGTGGAACATGACGTTCCACCCGCCGAACGGGCTCGCGGCGAAAAATAAGAAGCTGGCCGCGATATTTGCGGGGCTCGGCGTAAAGCCGGGTGTGTTCGACCTCATTTGCTTGGCGCGGCGCGGGCCGTTCTCGGGCTTCGCGCTGGAACTGAAAGCGCCAGGGAGAGGCACCACCACCGCGCAGGACGAATGGCGGGCGCGCTTCATAGCCGAGGGCTGGTTCGCTGCCGTCGCCGACAGCGTGGACAAGGCGCTGCAGATCATTCGCGAATATAACGAGCTACCCCCGAGGCGCGACACGCGATGAGAACCGTGGGCCAGCAAATCGCGCTGATGCGTTACAACGCCGAGCGTTGCGAGAAGTCGAAATACCCGCGTTGCGCGTGCGCGTGCGGCGGCACAAAACACGGACAGCCGCACGGGGCCGACTGGATCAGGGAACAGGAGACGCGCATCCGCGAGCTGATTTCCGACGACCTGCGGGCGAAGGAAACGGCGGAAGGCCGGCCGGGGCTATTCCCGTGAATAAGCGCCGCTTCGATCTACTCGACCAGAAAGGCAAGACCGTGATCTCGCTCGATCTCGTGCGCGAAAGCATGGTGACGCGCAACGCGACGGACGGCGGCGGGTGCGCGCACATCGGCGTGGAGGTGGACCCGATCAAGGCCACGCTCGAATGCGTTGCATGCAAGGCGCAACTGTCGCCAACGCAGTGGATTTATCAGCTCATCGAATACTGGGATCACGTCGTGCACATGCACGACAGCGCGAACCGAAGCCGACGCGCAATGGAAATGCAGGCACAGATGTTAGAGAGGAAGTCGCGCTGCAAGTGCGATCACTGTGGGCGGGTGACGCGCGTGCGCCTGCCTCGTTTGAACTACGCGCAGTTGCGGTCGCTCGACCAGCCAGCCGAGCGACCGCCCACAAACCCCAAGGAGTGAATTTATGGACTCGTCAGCACCGAGCAGCGCGAAGCGTACCAGACCAGCCGCCGACGCGGCAGACCGCATCGCACCATCACGAGTGAAGATCGAACCGCCGAAGCTGCAGACCGTCACGCTCAATATCCTCGGCACGTCGCAGCTCGTGCAAAACCGTTTCAGCGCCAAGGCACGCGCCAAGATGGAAGCGACCCAGCGCCAGGGCTCGACCGCCAAGGCCCGCAAGGCGCGCCCGCCGCGCGAATTCGAGGCGGACTACAAAGCCGCCATGTACGTGAGCGAGAAAGGCTGGCACGGCATGCCGTGCACGGCATTCAAGGCGGCGATGGTCAGCGCCTGCCGGCTAACCGATGCATCGATGGAACTCGGCAAAATCAGTTTGTTTGTTGAGCCAGATGGGCTCGACGCCACGGACGGCACGGAACTGGTGAAGATCGAAGGCAAGCCGACGCAGCGCATCGACCACGTGCGCCACATGATGACCACCAACCTCGCGGTGCGCGCCGCGTTCTGGCCGTGGAAGGCGAAGCTCCGTATCACGTTCGATTCCGAGCGCTTCCAACTGTCCGACGTGATCAATCTACTGATGCGCGCGGGACTGCAGGTTGGCATCGGCGAAGGCCGCCCGGGCTCCAAGCGTAGTGTCGGCATGGGCTGGGGGCGCTTCTCCGTCGAAACCAAGGGAGTCGTCGCCGCATGAAAGCGCTGAGCCGCCGCGCGCAAGCGAGATTGACGGAGCTGGAAAGCATCCGGGAGAAAAACCCGCGCGGCGTGCTCACACCTCGTGCCGTGGTCGACGCCGCGCGTTCGCGCACCAGTCACTTGCACGATTGTTTTCAGTGGGACGATACGCGCGCGGCCGATGAGTATCGGCTATATCAGGCGCGCCACGTCATCGCAGAATTCGTGGTGTACCTGGACGGCGGCACCAAGGGTGATCCGGTGGTGCCGTTCTATCTATCGCTGCCGAATGATCGAAAGATAGCCGGCGGCGGCTATCGGCCCACGACCACCGTCATGAACAACCGGCAACTAAGGAGGCAACTACTTCAAGAGATTCGCACCGACTTCGATTCGTTTCATTCGCGCTGGGCCGGGGTCTCGATTCTCATGCGAGAACTGTCGCCGGTGCTCAAGGCGCACGAGACATTTCGCCAAGAATATCTGGACCCGCTGCCGATGAGAAAGAGTAGATAGATGACACAAGGCGTGGCACCGTGGACGTCGTTCGGCCTGCCATCGCGCGTCGCAGCGCGGCAGGCATGGCGGCGTTCGGCTTTCCCGGATATGCGACGCTCGGTGAACTTCGGACGCGCATGGTACGGCAGGCAAGGTGGCGTATGGTTCTCTCCGTTCGTCAATCCTCCGCGCACAGCGGCGGGGTGTCGCACGGCAGGCGCCATCAGGTTGCGTGCGGCTGGGTTGGTCAGGCGAATTAAGGTCCGCTTGGGCCCGGCAGGCATCGTTTGGCAAGACACCGCCCGGTCAGTTGATTCCCGGCAAGGCAGGCAAAGTCAGGCCCAGCCATCGAGGCAAGACGTGGTGGTGCAAGGCGAGGTCACGTATGGCGTTGCCCGGCAGGCAGCGTCCGATCTCGCATGGTGCGGCCAATCTCGGTCGGGTAGCGCGCGACCTGATAGCGCACGGCATAGCAGGCACGTTCAGGGGCGTTGCGGTATGACAAGGAAAGGCGCGGAACGACGTGGCCCGGCGAGGTCTGGCAGGCGCGGATTCACCCGGCTTGGTCGGGCTTCGATATGCACGACTGGGCATGGCACTGGGCAGTTAGGCCCGGCAGGCACGATTCGGCATCGCCCAGCACGATTCGTCATCGATAGGCGGGGTACGGCAGGCAACGCAGCGCACGGCTCGATCAGGCAAGGCGTGGTCTCGTTCGCAGGCACGGCTAGTTCGGGTCGAGCTTTGACGGGCAGTGCATCACCCGGCACGGCAGGCTTGGTGTGGTGTTCTTGGTCATGCACGGCAGCCCACGCCTTGGTGTGGTGTAGTTCGGCACAGCAGGCACGGTGAACACAATGACCACTGAGATTCGCAAACCCGAAAAGCGCCCGCCGGCTCCCGGCGGGCGCGGCGCCCCGATGCCGACCAATCGCCGCGTGAAGATGCGAAAGCAGCCACCCACGCCTGCCACGCGTGAGAAGTTCCGCGAACGGTCGGCGGAAGAAACCAGTTGGCCCGCCTCGGAGACCGAGCTACGCGATATCAACGCAATCGCCCCTTACCCGCGAAACCCTCGGCTGCATGGTGAGGGGCAAATCGAGCAAATCGCTTCGAGCATCAAACGGTGGGGCTTTACGATTCCGCTGCTCGTGGATGAGGCGGGCCAATTGATCGCAGGCCACGCACGGCACGAGGCCGCGAAACGTCTCGACCTGAAACGCGTGCCCGTGATGGTCGCGCGCGGATGGAGCGAGGCGCAGAAGCGCGCCTATGTGATCGCCGACAACCAGCTCGCCAGCCTAAGTTCGTGGGACCGGGAGTCGCTGGCCTACCACATGCAGCTCATGGACGATTCCGAACTAGCCAAGGCCATCGGTTTCAGCGACGCGGACCTCAAGTCGCTGTGCGACGCCGATGCCGTGATGAACGAACGGCAGAACGAGACCGTGGGCGGCAGCCGTTTCATGCTGCTGCTCGAATTCGACGATGAGCCAACCTTGCAAGCGCACTTTGACGAGCTGCGCGGGCGCGGGCTGCGCGTCAAGGTGATGACGTGACGGCCGCGCCGCTCAAGGCGTACCGCGTCCGCCTGGAATCGCCGGTAGCCGATTCGTTCCGGTGCACGTGCGCGGCGAATGCGCTCGACATCGACCAGAAGAAAAAGTCCGTGCACCAGCTCGACGTGCGGGCCGACATTGAAAGCCCGTTCAACGTGGGCGCGATTGTCGGCGCCTCGGGATCGGGCAAGAGCACGCTGGCCCGTTCGATCTATGGCGCGGACGCGCTGAGTACGCGACTCGATCCCGCGCGCCCGATCATCGACCAACTACCGAAGGAATGGACCTACGACCAGTGCGCCGCCGCGCTTTCGGGCGTCGGGCTTACCTCCGTGCCGTGCTGGATTCGACCGGCTCACACACTGTCGACCGGGCAGGCAGCGCGCGCGGAGGCAGCCCTGCAGATGGCGCACCTTGTCGATGGCGTGACCGTCATTGACGAATGGACCAGCGTGGTTGATCGCACCGTGGCCAAGGTCATGAGCCATTGCGTGCAGAAGTTCGCACGCTCGGCTAACAAACAGGTGGTGCTCATTTGCTGCCACTATGACGTGCTCGACTGGCTCAACCCCGATTGGGTCATCGACTGCAATAAGCAGGCGTTCACCGACCGGAGGGAACTTCGTCGGGGCTTCGAGCGCGCAGAGCGATTGCGCTTCGACATCCGGCGCGTTGACCGGCGAACCTGGGCCTATTTCAGTAAGTATCACTATCTAACCGATTCGCTACCCGGCGGCAGCATCGAATGCTTCGGCGTGTTCCACGGTCGGGATCAGGTCGGCTTTCAGTGTTTCGCTCACTACGTGCCGCATCGCCGTGGCACGGTGCGACGCAAGCAAATGCACAGCAATCGAATCGTCATCCACCCCGACTATGCGGGGCTCGGGCTGGGCATCCGCGTGGTCAATGCCACATCGTGGCTGATGGCCCAGCGTGGGTTCGATGTGCGCATCAAGTACAGCTCGGTCCCCGTGCACCTCGCCATGCGCAAGTATCGGTGCTGGGAATTGCTCGACGTGAGCCGGGCCACGCATCAGATATTCGGGGCCAAGATGGAGAGGCGCACGGGCTTTCGCCTCGACGTAAAGACCTACAGCTACCGCTTCCGCCCTCAGGCGTATGATCCCGTGGCCGATGGTGCCACGCTGCAGTAGGAGTACCGCCATGTCCGTACCCATGCGCACGCGACTAACTAACCGGGTACACCGGCCCAGCTTCCTGAATCACAGCGAACGATTCAAGGCTGAGCGTGCGAAGGCACAGCAGGCCAAGCGCGACCCTGCAGTGCAGGCGCTTTATGCCACGCGTGAGTGGAAGCAACTGCGCGCGCAGGTATTGCGAGAAGCGAATGGGCGCTGCGCTACAAAGAATTGCGCGCGCCCCGCGTGCATCGTTGACCACGTGCGCCCGCATCGTGGAAGCAATTCGCTTTTCTTTGATCGCGACAACCTGCAGGCCCTGTGCAAGCGATGTCATGATCGCAAGACGGCGCGCTATGACGGGGCCTTCGGTCGTGCCCCCCGCGCAGCGTACCCTCGCGAGAACTCAGCCCATAAAGCGTCTCAGCCAGCCACGCGCTGGGGGGACGGGGATGCGGGGGGGACGTGAAAATTCCCGGGCGCCAACTTCCCCAGCGACGCGTTTGCGCGAATTTTCGCGCCTCCGAATGGGGTTTTTCAGTTAGGACAAATTGTCCTAGAACCGGAACCGGGTTCGGGTCCGGGCCCGAGTTTCCGGCCGCCCGCCGGAACTCGACGGCGGGGCCCACGCGGACATGGCCCACGCACGCTCTACGCCCGGCCCGTAGACGCGCCGCCGCTGCGCAAGCTAACTTCCGCCCGCGACCTCTCATGACTCGCTGCCGCGTCGCCGCCACCTCCGCGTGTTTCGCCATGCGCCGGAACGTGGCTCGACGCGGCGGCGCGTCTCCCGATAGATAGGCTCACGTATGTCCCGCCGACCAACCGCCACCGTGTTGAAACTGATCCGAGGTGACGCGCACCCGGAGCGGCACCGCGACGACCGACCGAAGATCAACGCGGCGCCGATAATTCCGCCGGGCGTCGTGTTTACTCCCGAGGAACAGAAGGTCTGGGACCACCTGATGGAACACGTGGTGATCCCCGGCGTGCACGGCACGGGCGACGGCGGCTTGTTCGCACAGATCGCCAAATTGCAGGTGCGCGTCAATCAAGCCGATGCGAAGTGCGCGCAGCTCGGGCTGGTGATGCGGGCGCCCTCGGGCAAGCCAGAGCTGCAGCCCTACGCGCGTTTGAGTAAAGACCTCTGGAATCAGTTGCGTCTCGCCTACGCGGAAGTTGGGGCGTCGCCGGCAGGCCGCGTTTCGATTTCCGGGCCGCGCGTGTCGGGACTGCCGGGCGGCGAAACCTCATGGGACGAAATCAATTGAGGAGCCAATGAGCAGCAACGCGCTCCACGAGCAGGAAATCGAACTGAAACGCCGCGACCCGGCTGCCATCGAGCATCACCGCGTCGCGGTGTACGTGGACCTGGGCGATCTCGCGCGACGCTACGGGCCGCGCGCAGCGGCGAGCATCACGGGCCGCGTCCGATTGTTGGAGGGCGCGATCATCATCGAGAAGCTAGAGGCACTCGACCAATGAACCACCCAGAAATCGAGGCCATCGAAACCATGGCGCAGTATCACGCCTACATCGGCGAGCTGGATGGGCTCATGCGCCTGGACCCGGAGACCGATACGCCCGAAGGCCGGCGCCTGCTGACACTGGTGGATGCAATCGAAGCCTTCGAGCGCAAGGCGTGGCCGAGCATGTTCCCGGAGATGTCCCCCGAGGACGCGCGGCAGTTGATCGGCGATTGACGAACAACGGTTAGACGCGGGCGACGGTTCATCCGGTCCCGCGCGCAAGGTGCGCGCGCGTGGATCAGATCGAAATCCCGGGAACAGAGAAGTCACCGCCCAGCGGCAAGCGCGGGCGCCCGCGCAAGTGGGCCACTCAAGCCGAGCGACGGCAACACGAAAAAGAGAAGCGCGCCGCGCGGGCGAAAAAACGCCGCGCGGAAATCGACACTGATCCGAAAGCGCGGCGACAGCGCGCCATTGCGCTGCATATGGCGGCGATCTCCGGCCCACCGCCCGCATTGCAGGTCCGTGACGATGATCTAGCGGAGCTGGCGACCGACTTCCCGAACGTCGCCGAGGCGCTGCAATACGCGCGTGACGTGCTGACTTCGCACGTGATCGCATGCGAATGGGTGCGCCGCGCCTGCAAGCGCCACGAGCACGATCTCGCGCGCATCGAGGCGGCGGACTGGCCCTACACGTTCAACGCCCAGAAGGCCGAGCGTGCGCTGCGCGCCATTCAGATGTTCCGCGAGGTGCGCGGGCCGCGCGCGGGCAAGCGATTCCGATTCGGCCCGTGGCAAAAGTTCATCGTGGGCAGCCTGTTCGGCTGGGTCGATAAGACCACGGGCCTACGTAGATTCCACTATGCGTTCGTCGCCGTGCCGCGCGGCAACGGCAAGTCATCGCTCGCCGCCGCGCTGTGCCTGCTGATGCTGGCGCTCGACGGCGAAGGCGGCGCCGAGGTCTACGCAGCGGCGGTCACGCGCGATCAGGCGCGCATCGTGTTCAACCTCGCGCAGCACATGGCCCGCACGGACGCCGCCTTCCGCGCGAAGTACGGCGTTTCCATTCACGCGCACGCGGTCGTGCAGGACGCCACCGCGAGCACGTTCCGTTCGCTGTCGCGCGATGCGAACGCCCTGGACGGGCTCAACGTGCACTTCGCGGTGCTCGACGAGCTGGCCGCTCACAAGACCCGGGAAATCCATGACGTGCTGGTGACCGCGACCGGCAAGCGTTCGCAGCCGCTGCTGTTCTCGATCACCACGGCGGGCGCGAATCAATCGGGCATCGGCTACGAACAGTGGAAGTACGCCATGAAGGTGCTGCGCGGCGAGTCGGAGGACGAAGCCTTCTTCGGCATCGTCTACACGCTCGACGATGCCGACGACTGGCAAGACCCCGCGAGCTGGGCGAAAGCCAACCCGAATTTCGGCAGTTCAGTGAACCCGGACACCATCGCGACGCTGGCGCATCGCGCGCGGCAGATCGCGAGCCAGCAAACCGCTTTCAAGCAAAAGCACCTGAATATCTGGACGAATGCCGCTGTTTCCTGGATGAACATGCTGCAGTGGGACGCGTGCGCCGACGCGCCGCCCGAGGCGGAATTCAACGGCGAGGAATGCGTCATCGGCCTGGACCTCGCGGCGAAGATTGACTTGGCGGCGCGCGTCAAGGTGTTCGCACGGGTGCTGGATGGCGTCACCCACTACTACGTGTTCGCGCACTTCTATCTACCGGAAGCCGCCATCGTGGACGGGCGCAACGCGAGCTATCAAACGTGGGAAGCCGAGAACTGGATCACGGCAACCCCGGGCGAAGTCATCGACTTCGATGCGATCCAGCTCGACCTGCAGACCGACGCCACGCACCATCGCTTGTTAGACGTGGCATATGATCCGTGGCAGGCGTTGAAGCTCGCCGCCGATCTCGCGGCGTTCGATATCCCGGTGATCGAATACCGGCCGACCGTCGCGAACTTCTCCCCGGCGATGAAAGAGATTGACGCGCTTGTTAGGCAGGGCCGACTGCACCACAACGGAAACCCCGTGCTGCGCTGGAACGTCGCGTGCGTGGAAGTCATGGAAGATTTCAAGGGCAATATCTACCCGCGCAAGGATCGGGATGATCCGCTGCAGAAAATCGATGGGCTGGTCGCGCTGCTGATGGCGATGGGCCGGCGCATGGCGCTTGAAGCGTCCCCCGAGTCGGCCCCCACACTGACGTTCGTCTGATCCAGACCGCATAGTCATCGCGCAAGATCAATACGCATCGCGCTGCGCTGGGCCTCTAACTATACGCGGCGATGCGTTTCACGTGGAACGTTGACGCTGCACCAGCACGCGCCTACATTCGCGCGCATTCGGGCGACGGTTCATCCGGTCCCGCTACCTCGGCTGAGGAACGCGATGCCTGAATCCCTGTCAACGGCTTCCCGCCATCGTCCGTCTCGCGCGACACGCGAGCGTGTTCCGAAGCCCGCTCCCGCTCCCCCCAAAACGTAACTCTCCGCACTCTCGCGGGCGACGGTTCACCCGGTCCCGCGCAACTCGTTAGGAGCTGCGCAATGGATCGGACCATCGCCGACTTCCCGCACGTCATCCACCGCACCGCGTCGCTCGATATCGACGAGACGCAGGAACGCACGGTCCGCTTTGTCGCGAGCGATGAGACGGTCGACCGCTACGGCGACGTGATCATGGCGGACGGCTGGCAGCTCGAACAGTTCGCGCGCAACCCGATTTTCCTGTGGATGCACAGCCACGCGGCGCCCATCGGCACCGTGCCCGAAATCAAGGTCTGGGGCCAACGCCTGCTGGCGCGCGTGAAGTTCGCCGCGCCCGGCGTCTCTGAGCTTGCCGACTCGCTCTGGGCGCTGGTGAAGGCCCAGGTGCTGCGCGCGGTCTCGGTGGGATTCACCGTCAATTCTGAAAAGGATTACGAGCCGATCCGCGACGACAACGACCGCGTGACAGGCTTCCGCTATCTGCGGCAAGAATTGTTAGAGCTGTCGCTGGTCTCCGTGCCGGCGAACCCGAATGCGCTCGCGCTCGCCCGCTCGCTCAAACTTTCCGAACCCCTGATCGCCACCGCTCTCCCGCTGGACGCGTCTGTCATCGCGCGGCAGGGCGAGGCACGCCGCCGCATTCAACGGCTGCGCGTGCGTGGCTATCAACTCTCCGCGCCGCGTTAGGCCCGTCGCCCTCTCACTTGGAATCAAAACCATGACTGTCTCCGAACGCATTGCCGAACTGCTCAAGCAGCGCGCGGCAAAGGTGAAGGCGCTGGAGGAACTCTCGGAGAAATCCGAGAAAGAAAACCGCGCCATGAATGACGAAGAAAACGCCGCCTCCGACGAAGTGGAGAAGGCCATCGAGGACCTGGACGCCACCATCGAGCGGCTGAAAAAGCAGGAAGCGATCATCGCGCGAGGCTCGGCGCCGGCCGCTGCGCCGCGCATCACCATCGCCGCCGCGCCGAAGGGCATCCGCTTCGCGCGCATGTGTCTGGCAATTGCCGCCTCGCGCGGCAACTTCATGCAGGCGCAGGAAATCGCCAAGATGCACTGGCCCGACGACACCGAAATGAATTCGATCCTGCGCGCGCAATCGATGGGCATCACGCGCGCCGCCGTCGACGTGGGGAGCACCACGAACCCGGCGTGGGCCGGCGCGTTGGTGAACGCGGAAATCCTCTCGAATGAAATCATCGAACTGGTGATGGCCGACGCGATCATCGGCAAGTTGACCCAGGTGCGCCGCGTCCCGTTCAACGTGCGCATCCCGCGAGAAATCGCGGCGATTGCTGCGGTGAAATGGGTCGGTCAGGGTCTCTCCAAGCCGGCCGGCAGAGGGGCCTATGACCTCGTGACCGTTCCATGGTCGAAAGTGTCGATCATCGTCGCCATCACCGAGGAGCTGGCGCGCTTCTCGAATCCGGCCGCCGAACAACTGATGCGCGATTCGTTGGTGCGATCCGTCAGCGGCTTCCTCGACGATCAGTTTGTAGATAGCACGATGGCGCCGGTCGCGAACGTTTCGCCCGGCGGTATCACGAACGGGCTGCCCGGTGGTCAGACGTTTGTGAGCGCCGGCAGCAGCGTGGAGGCCATTCAGCAGGACCTCGCGACCGCCGTTGGCATCTTGAACGCTGTCAGTGCACCGCGCGTGCCGACGTGGATCATGAACCCGCAGACGGCGATTGCCGTGGCGGCGAAGATCAACGCCTTCGGTCAGCCGGCGTTCCAGACGATGACGCTGAACCCGCCGACGCTGTTCGGTTACCCGGTGATTGTCAGTGCGTACTTGCCATCCACGCAGATCATCCTGCTCGACCAGCAGGGCGTGCTGCTGGCGATGGACAACACCGTCACGGTGGATGTGTCGCGCGAGGCGTCTGTGCAGATGGACGACACCCCGACCACCCCGCCGGCTCCGCTCGTGTCGTTCTGGCAGCAGAACCTGATCGGCCTCAAAGCCGAGCAGTTCGCCTACTGGCTGCGCGCGCGCGACACCGACGTGGTGCTGATCACGGGTGTCGATTACGTCACCCCCACGCCGATCTAGGCGGCCTCGAATCCCGGCGCGCAGCGTTGCGCGCCGGGACTCGACCCACGCGCCGCCGTGAACTACTTCGATAAAGCATTAGTTGGGCTGGTGAACTGGCGTACCAAACAAGCCTTCACCTCTCTGCCCGCGCCGCCCGGTTTCGGCGGCAACTCGCTCCCGCCGCTCTCGCACGGCTACGTACACGAGCCATTCCCCGGCGCGTGGCAGCAGAACAAAGAATGCTGGGGCCCCCAGGGCGTGTTCTCGGCGGTGTTCGCCTGCATCACGATCATTGCGGGCGATATTGCGAAACTTCCGCCGCTGATCTATCGCACGCTGCCGAATGGCGCGCGCGAGCCGGCCCCGGGTCATCCCGCACAGCGCGTGCTCGAAAAGCCGAACGCCTACCAGACACGCGTGGACTTCTGGGGCCAGTTCATGTCCTGCGCATTGTTCGCGGGCAATACGTACGTGCTCCTGGTGCGCGACGAACGCGGCGTGGTCGTGCAGATGCACATCCTCGACCCGCGTCGCGTCACCGTGAACGTCGCGCCGGACGGCAGCGTGTTCTATTACATCGGCGGAATTGAACAGCTCGCCCAACTACTCAAAACCGAGTACATCCCGGCGCGCGACATCATGCATCACCGGCTGCTGACGCTGAATCACCCGATGATCGGCATCACGCCGCTGTATGCGGCCGGCATCTCCGCGATGACCGGGCAGACCATTCAGCAGAATTCTTTAGCCTTCTTCGCGAACATGAGCCGCGCGTCGGGTGTCCTCACGGCGCCGGGCAAGATTTCCCCCGATCTCGCCACGCGTCTCAAGAGCGAATGGGATCAGAACTTCAAGGGCGGACAGATGGGCCGCACCGCCGTTCTCGGCGAAGGCATGAAGTGGGAGCCGCTGACCATTTCCGCCGCCGACGCACAGCTCATCGAGCAGTTGCGCTGGAACGTGGAGGACGTTGCGCGATGCTTCCGCGTCCCGAGCTACATGCTCACCGACGCGAACCGAATCTCTTTCAAGAATGCCGAACAGCTCGCGCGCCAGTATTACGCGCAGACCCTGCAGTACCACATTGAAAGCATCGAGACGCGGATCGATGCCGCCTTCGATCTCACGGGCGATGTGTATTGCGAGTTCGATCTCTCGGCGCTGCTGCGCATGGAATTCGACGCGCGCATGGCCGCGTACCAGACCGCCATTCAATCTGGCGTCCTCGCGATAAATGAGGCGCGCAAGTTAGAGCAACTTCCGCCCGCCGAGGGCGGCGAAGAACCGCTGGTGCAGATGCAGTACCGGCCGCTCTCAATGGCCGGTGATCCGGTGGACGCGTCTGTCAGCACGTCGCCAGCACCGCCACCGCCACCGCCGCCACCCGCCGACGATCCCGACCCCGACGAGCCGACGCCCGACGATGAGCAGACGCAGGCGGAGGAAGCCGCCGCGCTCGCCATTCTCGCGCGCGCGCGGGCGCTCCGTGGAATTCCGGCTCCCGCATGAAGCCCGATCACTTACTGCTGGTGGTCGACGCGGTTTGCGAAGCCGTCAACCTACGGCTGCCCGCGCTCATCGAGGCGGCGGTGCGCGGAAGCCTCGCGCCGGCCGTGGCGCCGGCCGCTGTCGCCGCGATTCGCGAGCTGCAGCAAGCATTCGTGGCTGCCGCCGTCGCCGAGACCATGCAGGCGCAGGAAGCGCGCGTCAGCGAATTCCGCCACATCGATGAAACGACGCTCGCCCAGGTGCGCGAGGAATTGGCGCGAGCCAAGGGCGAATTCGAGGATCGGCTGCGCACGACCGCCGCCGCCGTCATCGCCGAACAGCGTCCGGCACTGCTCGCGTCCGCCGTGGCCGAGACCATGCAGGCGCACGAGACACGCATCGGCGAATTCCGGCGCTTTGATGAAACAGTGCTCACCAAGATGCGCGAGGAATTGGACCGCCTGCGAGTCGAATTCGACGACGGCTTGCAGAAGCATTACGCGGAAGTCCGCCGCGAGCTGAGTCACGAGACCGCGACCACGCTGACCGGCGCGCTCGCCAATCGAATGCAGGGCCCGCCGGGCCCGCCGGGCCGGGACGGCACGCTCGCGCCCTCGATTCATTGGAAGGAAGGCTTGCACGTGACGGCTGGCGCATGCGTGCAGCATCGCGGCGGTTTGTGGTTCGCGAATGCCGATTCCGACGTGGAGCCGGGCGCCGCGTGCTCGGGCTATTCGCTGCTGCTCGACGGGTGCGAACCATCGTCCATCGAACCGGACGAGCGCGGGTTCCTGTTTGTCGTCTATCGCTTCGCGAGCGGCTTGGAGAAGCGGCTCCCGCTCAACTACCGGCCGATGCAGGACGCGGGCGTATGGGATGCCGACCGCGACTATCTTCCCAACGACCTCGTGAGCTACGGCGGTTCTCTGTGGATCGCACGCGTCGGGCACTTCGCGCGCCGTCCTGGCACCGATACGGGCGGCGCGGCGTGGCGACTGGCCGTGAAGTGCGGCAAGGATGGCAAAGACGGCGAGCCGGGGCCGCCCGGTCCGGCTGGTGAACGCGGCCCGCCCGGCGAAGCGCCGCCACCCCCGCCGCGCAAGCGTGTCGTCGCGAACGGTGGCGCCTCATGAGCGTCCCGGCCGCCTTTCTCCCGGCGGGAACATTCCCGACGATGGCGCAGCTCAAGGCGATGCTCGGCATTCCGCCCGAGGACACCTCGAAAGACGCCGCGATCCAGCAGCAGTTCAGCACGGTCGTCACGGAAATCGAGGACTACCTGGGGCGCGGCATCAAGGAACTTGATCAGGGCGAACGCTTCGAGCCGCCGGACACGAGGGATCAGCGCCTTTTCCTTTGGCGCTTCCCGATCATCACCGTGAACATCGTTCAGGTGAATTTTGTCCCGATCACCGGCTATCGAATTTTCCAGGCACAAGGGGTGATCGAACTACCGAACGCGTGCTGCAACTGGCCGCGCTACGGATGCGCCGAAGCCCCGAAGATTGAGGTCAGTTATCGCGGCGGCTACGCCGACAATTCATTCCCGTGGCCGCTGTGGGACGCGATTGTCCGCACGTTCAACGCGCGTTGGGCGCAGACCAACGGCTCCGGCACCACGCCGCCGGTCGCCACGCCGGTCAGAGGCTGGAGCGCGGACGGCCTGTCGATCCAGCTAAACGACACGGTGCAGGGTCAAGGGTCTCTCAGCGATGACGTGATCCCGCCCGAGCTGATGCCCGTGGCGGCGCAGCTCGATCCGTTCCGCAGGCGCTTCGTGACGGGCGTATGACGCATGAGCTTCACACCCGTGCCCGCCGAAATGATTCGCATGTGGCAGGACAGCCTGTCTATCTACGGGCGCCACATCGATTACGTGGAGGAATCGGTAAACCCGGCCATTGGCCGTCCCATGCGCGCGCGGGTGCACTACCTCACCGCCGCCGAGCTGATCAACAGCATCGAGCAATACGCCATCCGCGTGACGGTGGATGCGCGGCAGTTCGTGATACGAGCACCGCAGAAAGGCGACACGGTGATTGTCGACAACGGGCGGCGCGGCGTCATGAGCGTGTCTCCCATCTCGGTCGGGCCCACGATATTTGCCTATTCGCTCGGGGTGCAGGGATGAGCGCGGACTACGTTCGCACTCAGCTCACGGCCGCGATTGCGCCGATCTTGGTGCCGCTCGGCTTTACGTTTTTCGAGACGATCAATCGCGCGCATCGGGCCGCCGAACTGCCGAAGCCGGGCTGGTACACGGTCGACTTCGTGCCTGCCACGGCCCCGCCGATCTCACTCGGCACGCCGCAACTGTTCCGCGAAACCGGCTCTTGCGTGGTCGTCATTTTCACCGCCCAGGACATCACCGACACCGACGCCGTTGACGCCGCCGAAGTAGTTAGGGACGCAATGGTGCATTTTCAGGTGGCGGACGTGGCCGGAAATTCACTTCGCGTGCTCGACTGCGGGCCGCCCAACGACGCGGACGGCGGCGATTTTCGTGGCGCTTGGTACGCCATCACCGTCGACATCGCCTACCAATACGACCGTTTGCGCTAAGGAGTAACGACCATGGCCTCTTCTGCTGATCTCTTACAACTGGCGATGGTGCCGGAAGCGACTCCCGGCGTAACGCCTGCGACCCCGGCCTTTCAACTCATTCGCCCGACCAGCGAATCGCTGGCCTATCAACCCGAAACGCAGCTCAGCAATGAGCTGAATCCCGACCGCCAGCTCTCTGACGTGATCGTGTCGGGTGGTCAGTCGGGCGGCGACATCGCGTTTGAAATTTCGAGCAACCCGGCATTCGAGATGATGTTAGAGGGCGCGTTCGGCAACAACTGGGCGACCGACGTGCTCAACGTCGGCAATCTGCTCAAGACGTACACGGTGGAAATGCGCTTCGCGCTCGACCCGGCGAGCGCCGTCCCCGCCGACCAGTACGACTACAACCGCGTCAATCGCGCGCTCATGGATGCGATGACGCTGACCTTTACGCCGGGCGGCCCGGCGACCGGCAGCGTGACGGTCCTGGGCGGCGCCTACACGCGCACGGACCTGGCTCTCGCGGGCGCGACCTACATCACCGCCGGGCAGTTGCCGGTGATGACGGGCTCCGGCGTTTTCCCGGTGGTGTTCACCATCGGCGGCGTCGACTACACGGCGTGGTGCGTCTCGAATCTCGTGGTGAATTTCCGCAACAACGGTCGCGCGATTGCCTGCTTGGGGCAGGAGACCGCGAGCGAAGTGGCGCTCGGTCGTTTCGAGTGCGACATGGCGGCGTCTATCTACATCAACAAAGAAACCGAACAGTTAATGGACGCCTTTCTCAACAAGGAGGAAATGGAATTCCACTTCGCCGCCGAGGATTCGCTCGGCAATAAATACGATTTCCTGTTCCCGCGCGTGCGCGTCTCGCAGTGCTCGCAGCCCGCCGCCGGCACCAATCAGGACGTGATCATGGAAGTGACCATGCAGGCGCTGGTCACTGAGCTGACCGGCCCGCCGGTCGTCGATACCTGTGTGCAGATCACGCGCACGCACGTCACCACCCCGTGGCCGACAGGCTGATAGTTAGGAGGACCGATGGACTTTGGCAATCTCGACGATTGGAAAACGGACCCGCGCGCGTACACCACGGGCGTCCCGCTCGATCTCGGCAACGGTCGCGCGCTGCACATCAAGCGCGCCGGCACCGTCAGCCGGGAATTCGTGGCCGCGTGCGCCGCGCGGCAAAAGGCCGGCCTCGACCCGGACGATCCCGACGAGCAGATGTCGCTGTATGCGCGCGTGGTGGTGGCCGGCTGGTCGGGCATCGTGAACAGCAAGGGCGAAGCCGTGCCGTTTTCCGCCGAGGCGTGCATCGAACTCTTCCGCGCGTACCCGGAAATCTGGGCGGCGGTCTGGCCGTTCGCGAACAGCCGCTCGAACTTCCGCGTGGAGGAAATGGATGAGGACAAAGCGCAGGTAAAACTGCCGCTCGGTGGCGCGAAGGCGCGGGCGAATACTCAGGCGCATTGAGGGCGCTTGAGGCCGCCGGGGTGGCAGTTCCGATCCTGCGCGATGAGCCGAAGCTGACGCATTTTCAAAGCCTCGCGTTTACCGCGTGGCGCGACTTGTGCGGCGAGCGCGCCGTGGGCCTGTCGCTCGGGCCCATTCCGTGGCGCGCCATCGTCGCGTGGTGCGACCGCTACCGGGTGCTCGACGCGGAGGCGCTGATCGAACTCGTGCAATGCATCGATACGGAGTGGCTGAGCAGTGCTTCTACCCGGTCTCAACATTCAGGCGATCCCGCCGCAACGCAAGGTCAGAAACGACACTGAGCTGCAGCAGTTCCTGCTCGCCGACCGGGAAGCCTTCATCAAGTCCGCCCACATCTGGGTACGGCAAACGGCTACACGCGCGCTGGACGAGGCCCTACGAGCTGGCAACCCGAAGGACTACGTTGTCGGCATCGACGGCGAGACGCGCGGCGCGAACATCCGCACGGGCTTTCGTGGCGGCAGCATCGAGCAGGCCACCCAGTCCGTGCGCATTGAATTCGTCGGCGGCGCGCTCGCGGATGTCGCCAACGGGCTGCGCCCGATTCTCGCCGACGTGATCCGCGAGACGTTCCCGAATTCGCGGACCAAGGCGCTACAGACGCAATGGTCCTGGTGGATTCAGCGCGGGCGCTATGCGGGCGGCAGCAAGAGCACCACGTCGGTACGGCTGGGTAGTTCGGTGCCCGACAGCGTGACGATTTACGACGTGCTCTGGCTCGCGCCCGATCTCGGGCCGGCCAAATATGCGTGGTTCGCGAATCACAACGCGATCAAGTCGGGCGGCAGCAATTACAACCTGATCAAGCGCAAGGGCGGGCAGTTCCGCCTGCGCAAACGGCTGCGCGGCTACCTCGCCGAGTCCACGCGACGCATGCGCGGACGAAAGGTTCCGGGCGTGACCATTCAAGGCTGGATCGTCAAGAAGGCAATGACCGGGCCGGGCGCCGTCTCGCGCTACGGCGTGCCGGTGATTCGCGTCGCCTTCAAGTCCGGTCTCACCCGCGCCGTGATCAATTGAGGGGAACCGCATGGCCGACGAACGCCGAAAACTGATTTACGAAATTCTGGTCGAGGCCAAGCAGATCAAGCAGGAGGCCGGCGCCGCCCAGAAGGTCATGGGCGACCTCGGCAAGACCATCAAGGGCGTGACGGCGGCGCTCGGCGTGGGCCTGTCCCTCAAGGGCATCGGCGACGCACTTGGGGAAGTGCAGAAGTTCAATGAGCAACTGAAAACGCTCGGCATCGAGGGCACCGCCGCCACGGCTGGCCTTCACGATGTGCAGGACATCGCCTTCACCACCGGGCAGTCGATCAAAGACGTGGCGGGCGTGTATCAGGAAGCCATTGAGGCAACCCAGCAGTTAGGCGGCTCCCAGCAGGACGCGGCGAAGCTGGCCGAGGCGTTCACGCGCGCGGCCGTCGCCGAGGGCAAGTCCGCCGCCGACGCCGCGCAGCAACTGCAAACGCTGCAATTCGCGCTCGACGCGAACAACGTCAAGAGCAAGGAATTTATCGGCCTGCTGAAATCGAGCGAGACCTTCCAGACCGCCGCGCAGCAGGCGACCGGCAAGACCACCGCCGAGCTGGTCAAGATGGCGCAGGCTGGTGAAATCACCCGCGAGCAATTGGCCGGCATCGTTCAAGAATTCCAGAACATCGGCGAAGCGACCGAGGTGGGCGTGACGCTGGATCGCGTCATCGAATCGGCCGCCACACTCGGCAAGACTTTCGTGGCGGCCATTGCCGACGCGAGCGGTCTGTCGTCCACACTCGCGCGCGCGGTCAACAGCGGCGGCCTCAAGGATTTCCTCGATTGGGTGCGTCGCGCCGGAGAGATGTTAGGCGGCTTGCTGCGCATCATTTTCAATCTGGTGGAGGCCATCGGGCAGTTCGGCATTCTGCTCTCGCAGATCATTTTGAACCCCACCGAAATCGGCGAATTGTTTGACGTGTTCGTGGAGCAGCAGAAAGAAAATATCGCCGACCTGAAAGACTCGCTGGAGGCCATCAAGCGCGGCGCGACTGGCGAGGGCCGCATCGAAACGCCCGACGTGGCGTTGCGCAGCTCGGCGGACTTGGCCGCCGATCAAGCGGCCCGCGATGCGCTCGACAAGGCGAAGGCCGACGAGGAAGCCGCCAAGCGCGCGCGCGAGGCGGAACGGCTGGCGCGCGAGGATCAGCGCGAAATGATCCGCGAAGCCGAACGCGCTGGCCGAGAGCGCATCGAGGCAGCGGAGGAAGTCGCGCGCCAGGAAAAGCTGATTTCCGATTACATCGAGGAGACGCGCGAGAACACCGAGAAGTGGATCGAAGCGATGGAAGCGCCGGAGATTCCCGGCCTCACCGAGCAGATGGAGGAGCAGGCGCGGCTCGCCGAAGAGATGGCGGGCACGTTGACCGGCGCATTTGCCGACCTGTTCACCGGTGGCATTCACAACGCGCGCGAATTCTTCCGGCAGGTGCTGCAGGGTCTGGCGCAGATCGCCATTCAGCAGGCGGTCATCAAGGCGACCAGCTTTTTCAAAGACAGCGGCTTCTTTCAGGGGCTGGCCGGTGCGTTCGGCGCCGCGAAGGGAGCGGTATTCAAGGGCGGCAGTGTCGTGCCATTCGCTCAAGGTGGCGTGGTGACCGCGCCCACTGTCTTTCCGATGCGGGGCGGCCGGACTGGCCTCATGGGCGAAGCCGGTGCCGAAGCGGTCATGCCTTTGCGCCGCCTGCGGGACGGGCGCCTTGGGGTCGGTACGGTCGCCCCCTCTGTGCAGATTGTGAATAACACGGGCGTTGCCGCCAAGGCGACCGCCGGCATGCGAAACGACCGTCTATCTATCGTGCTGGAAGCCGCGCAGCTCGGCGCCACGATGGCTGAGGACCGATTCAACCGCAGTGTGCGAAGCGGCTACGGTTCGGCCGCGCAGGCGGTGCAAGGCACGTATGGCCTGCGGAGACGCGTGTAGTGGCCGCCGTACCGCCATGGTTGGAGGCGCAGTTCGGTTGCATCCTGCGCGACAGCGCCGCATTTCAATCGCTGTTGCGGACGCAGCTCTCGGCGACTCTCCCGTCGCCGTTGGTCTCGCGCAAGGCCGACACCTCGGCGGCGGTGCAAATCAATTTTGAACTCGACATGGACAACGTGCAGATCACGGCGTGGCAGCAGTGGACTACCTACGACCTGTTTGACGCGTCGCTGCCGTTCGTGATCCCGATCCCGTGGGGCACCGTGATTGTGGGCGCGCACGCGCGGCTGCTGGAAGCGTGGCAGGCGACGCGTGTCGATTCGTTCCGCTGGAGTGTCACGGGCGTCATGGAAATCGAGCGCGCGTCTCTGCCGCCGTTCTCGGGAGGCGTCGGTGCCTGAACCGGCGGCCAGCGCGCTCGCAGTCCCGCCGCCGCTGTGGCCGGCGACGCTGCCCGATCCGCAGGCGGGGTTCACCGTCTCGCAGGGCGTGCGGACCGAATCCGCCGAGGTGATGTTCGGCGTGACGCGACTGGTCGTGAAGGGCCGCACGGCCCCGGCCACGTTTTCGTTTACGTGCTGGCTAACCGCCGCGCAAATGCAGGAATTCGAGGAGTTTTACCGCAATGTCATCGAACAGCACGAGGGCGAATTCTACGCGCGATGGATCGGTGGCAGCCGTATCGTCGCCTTTGCGCAGGCTTATCAGTACAGCGCGCTCGGCACGGGCTACGTACTTACAGGGACTCTCGTCCGCACGCGCATCGACGAAACGGCCTGCGACGACTTCATCAACTCCGTTTTCGGAAACATCTACCGCGCCTATCTCCCGGCCATTGACCGGTACATCGCCGACCTCGCGGCCGTCGACATCTACAAAGACGATTTCTCCCTCCAAGAAATCGCGGACAACGAGTGCTAGCTGATGCCCGCGAACTTTGACAGCGCCTTCAATCTCTGGCTGACGCAACACGGCAGCGAGCGCTCGGCCGCTGTCAACGTGCTCGACTTCCGACACCCGAAGTGGGGTTCCGTCATCGTCAGCGATTACGGCGAGCCGTTTCGCGCGCGCGATGAACTGGGCGTGGAATTCGTCGCCGAGCCGCTCGCGTTCACTATCGACGTGGCGGCCGACAACGTGACCACCGAACAGCGCGTGCTCATCAAGCTAGACAACGTGAACGGCGCCGTGGCGAACAAGCTGCGCGAGCTGACGGACGAGGATTTACAGACTGCCGTGCAAGTCATCTACACCGTGTACCTCGACACCGAGGCGCAGGCGCCGCAAATCGATCCGCTGCTGCTGTACGTGACGGGCGTCGGCCTATCTAGACTCATCGCCGAAGTGGAAGCGTCCGCCGACCTGCTGCCGAACGTCAGCTCGGGCATTCGCTACACCATCGACAACTTCCAACCGCTGCTGTACCTATGACCGAAGATCCCAGCAACGCCATGATCTTGATCGGCGTGCGATACACGCGCGGCGGCGAGACGCCGGCTGACGGCTTCGACTGCTTCACGCTGATGCAGTACGTGCGCCGCCGATATTTCAATCGTTCCACACCCATCGTCGGCATCCCGGCGACCGCCATGCCGAGTGCGCGCGCCGCCGCGTTCGCGATCTATCGCACGCTCGGCGGAAAAGAGCGCATCGAAAGCGACTGGCACGAATCCGCGCCCGTGCAAGGCGCAGCGGTCGCCATGGGTCAGTGGAAAGTCTCACGGCTTCACCACTGCGGCGTGGTGATCAACGACGGCGTTTTGCACGCGCTCGAACACGCGGGCGTGGTCTGGACGCCGTTTCCCCGCCTGATTTCCCTGTACGCCCGCGTGGAGTGTTTCGAGTGCGCCAGCTCATAGTCATCAGCGACCCGTTCAAGCGCGAGCGCCACGAATACGAGCTGCGCGCGGGCGAGACGTTGGCGAACGCGCTCATGCGCATATGGCCGGGCGGGCTGCGCGGCTCTTGGCGCGTCTATCGGGGAGAAGTCAACGAGGACAACGAAATCGCGGCGGTCGATCTCCCGTATGTGATGGTGCTGCCGAATGACAGCTATTTCATTGTGCGCACGCCGGAAGGCGCCGCCTTCTTCGCGGACTTCGCCATTGCGCTGTTTTTCTCGCTCGCGACGCAAGCGCTGGCGCCGAAACCGCCGCGCATTCGCCCGTCCGACCCGGACCTGATCTCGCCTAACAACCAGATTGCGGGCCAGAGCAATACGCTGCGCCCAGGGGCGCGCGTGCCGGACATCATGGGACGCGTGCGCGCCTTCCCGGACTTGCTGTGTCATCCGGTCGACGTTTACAACGAAAGCAACCAGACCATCGGGCAAATGTTCGTGTTAGGCGTCGGTGGCTACGCTGTCACGGAAGCCAAGCTCGGCGAGACGCCCATCAGCAGCATTCAAGGCGCTGACCTGGAGGTGTACCTGCCCGGCGAGGAAGTGCCGCCGTTTTTCGTGGTCAAGTCGTCGCGCGAAGTTCTCGACGTGTCGCTGCTGTCCGGGGAAACGGGCGCCGTGCCGATCTCTGGCGAAGTGGACTTCGCCGCTGGCCCCAAGACGATGACCACGGAGGAAATTCTTCCCATCGCGCCGGGCGCCCCGATCACGATCACCGGCACGTTTTTCAATAACGCCGTGTTCTGGGTCGACGGCGTGCCGCCGGCCTCGCAGCTCACGCCGCCTTTCGTGTATCAGCTCGACGGCCCCGTGGTCGACGAGCTGGGCGCCAATCCTTCGCTCGCGCAGGCGACCGAAGCGTTGCAGTTGCAGCTAAATATCTACTACGGCAACGGCGGCCCGTTCGCATGGACGACACCGGGCGGCGACGAGAAACAGGTGCAATTCGGGTATGGCTGGCCTGGAAAAGACCTCATCCCGAAAGTCGGTCAGTTGCTGGAACTGACCATCATCGCCACGGGGCAGCGCTGGCGCGGACGAATCTCTCAGGTGCAGTGGCCGCTCGGTGGTCGTGCGGCCTTCTGGGGCCTCACGATGCAAGACCTGTACGGCAATTCGCAGTCCTTCCCCACGCTCTCGAAAAAGAAGTCTACCTACCTCGCGTTTGACGAATCGAGCCCAGCCGGTGGCACAGCGCCGCCTCCGCCGGGAGGTTTGAGCAATTCGCCGACGACTTGGTACGCGGTTCCGATGGCGGACCCCGAAGAGATATGGGTCGACATCGCCTTCCCGCAGGGCTTGGCCTTCTACGATCAAGGTTCGCGGCGCCCGTTGGATATCGAGATAAAGGCGGAATTTCGCCGCGCGGGCGTGATCGACGCGCAGGCCAGCCTGCTGGTGCATTTTTTCTACGCCACATCCTCGCCGATGCGCTTCACTCGCCGCGTCAGCGTGGCACTTCTCGCGCTGCCGCCGGGTTCCCCCACCATCGAAATCCGCTTGACGCGCACCACGCCGTTTTTAGTGGACACGGCGAGCAAAAACTACGTGCAGGAGACCCGCTGGGTGCGGCTCGCTGGCGTGCGGCAACTGGTCGGGCAGACCTACCCGACATCGACCGTGATGGCGTACACGATGAGCAACAGCCGTGGCACCAGTGCTGTCGGTGACATGGCGCTCAACGTCATCGCGACGCGCATCCTGCCGAGCTGGAACGGCTCGGGCTGGGACCCGCCCGCGCCGACCACGCGCTGGGCGGACAATTTCGTCGCGCGCTGCAAAGCGGTCGACGGCGCGAACCGCACCGACGCGGAACTTGACCTTGACGGCATTTACGCGCTGCAGGCGGAACTCGATTCTTTCGACGAGGGGGCGCAAGGCATGATCAGCCTGACCCTCGATCAGATGCAGGATATCGACTCGGAGCTGGCGCAGCTCGGCGACATCGTGCGGGCCGTGGTCTCACGCGTCGGGCGAAAGCTATTCGTCACGCGCGACCAGACTAACAACAACACCATCGCACTTTTCAATCCGCGCACCAAGGCGCCGGACGGCGAGACCATCAAGATGCGCATGACCGGTGACGCGGACAACGATTGCGTCATCGTCACGTGGGTTGATTCGCAGATGGCGTGGAAGCAGCGCGACTACAAATATCCCGAAGAGTCACTCGCGTTCAACCCGCTGCGCATCAGCGCCATTCAGGCCAATTGGCAGATGGCGTACCGCCGGGCGCTGTTTGAGTGGAACCGCCTCAAATATCGCCGCGAGCAACTGTCCTGCCAAGTCACCGAGGACGGGCGAATCTGCCGACCGGGTGACGTGGTGAACTTCACCGATGACACGGCGAACCTCGCCCAGACGGCGGGCGAAGTCGTGATCGTTGCCGACAATTTGCTCACGCTGGATCGCAACGTGCTGTTCCTGCCGGGCGAGACGTACTCGATTCTGCTGCGCGACGTGCAAGGCATCGCCATCGATACAGTGCCGTGCATCGAAGTGCCGGGCTCGCCCGACATGGTGCAGTTAGAGCGCTCGCCAACCGTGCAGATTCAAGGCCGCAGCACCGTGCGCGGCACGCTGTTCGCCTTCTTCCGCGATTCAGCCGCGAACGTGCGTCCGTGGCTCGTCACGGCGACCACGCTCAACGGCCCGTATGTGCAGATTTCCGCCGTCAACTATTCCACGAAGGTCTACGCGGGCGACTCGGCGCCGATGCCGGGTCCGCCGCCTGTCGAGGGAGTCACACCACCGCCGACGCCGCCGCCCGGGCCTCCTGAAACCATCAGCCTGAGTTCCTTGTCGGTAATGAATTTTGATCCCGGCATGGTGAGCGTGGTCTATCGTCTAACTAGCACCGGCAACGTTGAAGGGAATGACGGCACGTCGGCCGTCATTGACCGGGGCGATTGGATCAGCCCGCAGCAAAATTTCGGCGCGTACTCGGTGCGCGCGTATCCGAACGCTGGCACGGCGCCGGACGGCTCGCCCTTGGGCGTATGGCTACCCTTGGATGTCACGCGAGAGTGGTCCCTAACTTCTAGCACCTTCAATTACTCGGGCCTTCTCGTCCAGATTCAATACAACCCGACGGGCGCCATTGTGGCCTCGGCGACCGTTGGCTTCACGCTGCACTCATGAGGATTCGCCATGAATGAACTTCAAATCCAGCGCGCTCCGGGTGCCCAAACGTGCTGCGACCCCGCCGGCAGATTGTGCGGGCTGGCGGTGCAGCCCGTGCCGCTCTCGCAACTCGTCCGCGTCGCTGTCGCGCGCGGCGAAGGCACCGAGCCGCAAATCCGCGAGCGCATCGAGGACATGATCGCGGGCGGCCTGCTCATCGAAATTGAAGGGAGCTAACGCATGGCTACCTACCTCGGTCGATTTCAGATTCTCGCCAAGCCGGAGAGTGAATGGTCCTCGGCAAACCCGGTCCTGCTCAACGGCGAATTCGGCGTTGCCGACACGGGCTCGAGTTTCCCCGTGCTCAAAGTGGGCGACGGCGTGCGACCGTGGACCGTGCTGCCGGCCATCGTGGGCGGCGGTGGTGCGCCACAAGGCATGTACGTCGTCGGCACCACCACGACATTGCCGCCCGGCTCGTTCGCCACCGTCGTCATCGATAACGGCGTATCGCCGCCCACGATCAGCTTCGGCATTCCGGCCGGGCCTGCGGGTCCGCCCAACACGCTGAGCATTGGCACGACCACGACCGGCGCGCCGGGCACGCCCGCGAGCGCGACCATCACGGGCACGGCACCGAATCAGACGTTGAACTTGGTGATCCCGCGTGGCGACCCGGGTATTCCCGGCGAACAGGGCGCGGACGGCGCGACGGGTCCTGTGGGGCCTCCCGGCCCGCCGAACACACTGACCATTGGCACGGTGACGGCGAGCCCTCCCGGCGATCCCGCTGATGCGTCGATCACCGGCACAGCGCCGAATCAGGTGCTCAACCTCGTTCTGCCGCGCGGCGATCCGGGCCCGCCGGGGCCTCCGGGCTCCGTGAGCTTTGCAAACCCGACTGCGCTTGTCGGTCTCGCTGCTGTCAACGGATCGAGCACGGACGCGATGCGCTCGGACGCCGCGCCCGCACTGTCGCAGGCGATCATTCCGACATGGACCGGGGCGCATACGTTCAACGCCGCCGTGAACTTCGCCAGCCTGTTCCTGCTCGCGGGCGCCGCAGGCATCGCCGGGCAGGTGCTCGCATCGCAGGGCACGGGATTGCCAGCTCAGTGGATAACTCCGTCGACGGGAACACCGGGCGGAGCGAACACGCAGATTCAGTACAACAATGCCGGGGCCTTCGCGGGCAGCGCGTTGTTCACCTGGAACGATGGCGCCGCCACGCTTTCGGTCGGCAGCTCGGCGGTGCCGCCGTTCATCACCACGCCGTCGACCGCTGGCGCCGGCACTACGTTGACCTTGCAGGCGGGCGCCGCCACGGGCGCGGGCAACGCGGGAGGCATGACCGACATTCAGGGAGGCGTGCCGGCCGATGGCAACGGCGGACATGTGCGGATCAATGCGCGTCCTGGCGTTGGCACGAATCGGGGCGGCGGCGATCTCTATCTCAATTCCGGTGCGAACACGGGCACGGGCGTCGCCGGCAGCGTGATCATCACCGTGGGAGGCATCGCCACTGGCACGCAGGGCGCTTTCAACGTGCGTACGGGCACGGGTGCAGTAGATAGACTTTTCATCAACGGCAACGGGTCTTGGGGCCTCGGCGCGGCGGCGACGGTGGGCACCTCGGGGCAAGTGCTGACTTCGCAGGGAGCCGCGCCGCCCATCTGGTCAACGCCAGCGGGTGGTGCCCCGGGCGGCTCCAACACTCAGGTTCAATACAACGCCTCGGGGGCTTTCGCAGGCAGTGCGGGTCTGACGTATGACGCGGGCACCTCGACGTTGCAGATTCAGGGAAATAGCAACGTCTGGGGCACCGAGATATGGCCCAACGGCTCGCAGGCCACGCCGACCACCGGGCAGACGCTCAACATGGCGGCCAACAAGCGCTACCTGTATCTCGTGCCTGCCGGTACACTCGCCACGCTCACGGTGAATCTACCGGCGAGCCCCGTTGACGGCCAAGTCGCCGGCATCCTAACTACACAGACCATCACAGCGATCACCATCGGTGCGCAAGGCGGCGGCTCTGTCACAACCTCCGTCACCTCGCTGCCGGCGAATACCGCCGTGCACTTCATGGCCTTTTCGGGAGTTTGGCGGCAATGGAGCGGAGTCGTCGCGGGCGGCGGCGGCGGCACGCCGGGCGGCGCCAACACGCAGATTCAATACAACAGCGCGGGCGCGTTCGCCGGCAGCGCGAAATTCACGTGGGACAACACAGGTGGCGGCACGCTGACGTTCGGTAACGCGGGCAATCAGACGATGGTCACCGCCGTTACCGGCGCCGATTTTCGCATTCAGGGCGCGAACGGTGCTCCGGGCAGTGCTCTGGTGCTGCTCGGCGGGCAAGGGACTGGCTCCGGAAATGGCGGGTTGTTAGACCTGCGCGGCGGCGCCGTCGCCGGAGCCACCGCAGTTCCTGGCGGCGTGTCGATCAGGGGCGGCGGGAGCGCCTCCAACGCGACCGGTGGCGTCGTTACCATCCAGGGTGGCGACGGCGAAGGTGCCGGCAACAATGGCGGTGCTGTCACGATCAGTGGCGGACAATGCAACGGCGTGGGCGGTGGCGGCGGCGCGCTCACTTTGCAGGGTGGCGCGCCGGCCGCCGACGCTAACGGTGGCATCGTCCTAATCAATGGGCGCGCGGGCGTTGGCACGAATCGCAACGGTGGCGCCGTCAGCATTTCGGGCGGCGTGAACACCGGCACCGGCATTGGGGGCAACGTAACTATTACGGCTGGCGCCGCCGCGACCGGCACGAATGGCTATCTACTGTTCCGCACCGGCAATGGATCGCCGGACAGGCTCTACATCAATGGCAACGGATCGTGGGGTCTTGGGGCCGCCGCCACGGTCGGCACATCCGGGCAAGTGTTGACCTCGCAGGGCGCCGCGCCGCCAATCTGGACCACGCCATCGGGGGGCGTCACGCCCGCCGCGCTCACGCGAGTCGACGACACCAACGTCACGCTGACGCTCGGCGGCACGCCTGCCACGGCGCTCCTACAGGCAACGTCGCTCACGCTGGGCTGGACTGGCACGTTGGCGGTCGCACGCGGTGGAACGGGCGCGGGCACGTTGACGGGGTACGTGAGGGGCAACGGCACTTCCGCGTTCACGGCGGTCGCCACCATCCCATATTCCGACATCACGGGCGGGCCAGCCGCTGTAACGGGCGCGAACCCCACGGCCACGATTGGTCTTGCTGCCGTCAACGGCAGCGCCGGGACGTTCATGCGCAGCGACGCGGCTCCGCCGCTGTCGCAGGCCATCGCGCCGACGTGGACGGGCGCTCATCAGTGGACGGGGAATGCAAACCCGGTTCGCATGGCTCACGACACCGCATTTATCTCGTTTTACAACTCCGCCAATAGCACGCGCACCGGCTATCTACAGTTGAACGTGGGCGCGGCTTCCGTGCTTGCCATCGAACAGAATCAGGCGATGCAATTTCATTTGAACGGCGCCCTTCGGTTCACGTTCTCCGCCGCAGGCGCGTTCACGGCTACGGCGGGCATTGTCGCTACTACGGGCTCGTTCAGCAGCACGGGGTCGTTCGGCGGTCAGTGCAGCGCCGGGAGTTTCCAGACCACCTCGCAGCGCGCTCTCAAGCGCGAGACCGGCCGGCTGTCCGGAGTCGCGGATGTGCTCGCGCGCCTGCGGCCGCTGCTCTATCGACTGCTGGATGGCGATGACCGTGAACAATTAGGGCTCATCGCGGAGGAAGTACATGAGGTATGCCCGCAGCTCTCGGACGGAAAAACCGTTGCCTATGATCGGCTGGCGCTGCTGCTGCTGGCCGATTGGCAGGCGCAGCGTGCTGCGGCTTGAGAGGAGACCGAAGCCATGACGGTCAACTACAGGAATTCAGCCGGCGTCGATCTCGACCTGTTGTTCAAGCCGCGCACGAGCGCCGCCGCCGCGAACACCGAATTTCTCGACTCAGCGGGGGTCGACTTGAGCCAACGATACGAACCGATTGGCTCGACCACCGCGCGCCCGAACGTCAACTATCGCAACACGGCGGCGGTTGATCTCTCGCAGGTGTTCATGGACATCAATACGGCGCCGATCCAGATCAATCAAACTCTGGGCGCCGCCAACTCCGGGACACTCACCGGCTATCGCAACAGCGCGAGCGGCTATGGGGCCATCGGCAGTCTGACGGGGACTGCGGAGTGGACCATCGGCGGGGTGACCTATCGATTGGAGCAATGCACTTCGAGTACCACGCTCTCGGGCGACATTCTGATCCGCGTCAGCAATGCCACGGTCACGCCGCCGAACACTGACGCGTGCTTTACGTTC